TAAGACATTTAGTAATGAAAATGATTTAGTAGTTGATTTAACTATGGGCAGTGGGAGTACAGGAGTAGCCTGTAAAAACACCAATAGAGATTTTATAGGTATTGAAATGAATGATGAATACTATGATATTGCTTGTAAAAGGGTAAAAGGGTAGAATGCTGGAGCTTGAAATAGCAGCCTAGTTTCTCCTCCTGAGCCCTGCCTTCTTAGAAGGTCGGGTGTCCCCTATCATCATGGTCAAGCAATCCACGTACTCATCATGTGCAGCATTTGGAAAGGTTGTGACTTGATCTAAAAATTCCTTATTCCAGACCCCTCTGAGCAGCTTGACTCTTCCAGCTTCAACCGTTGGAGAGGAGTCTTTGACCCTTGCCACTTTGTCTCTGGCTGGGGGTTTGCCTTCCTTGATGTTCAGCTCTGTCTCCCTCTTGAGGGTTTGCACCAGAGACTTGCCTGAAGCCTTGGGCTCCACCTCTACTATCGACCTGTGGCTGTAGCCGTATTGATGAGCAAAGGCAGGCAGAGCCTTGAGCAGGTCAGGGAACTCCAAGTATTCGGTCTGAGCGTATCGAATTATAAAATCATTGTTTAATTTTGCATAAGCCAAATAGCCTGAGGGGTCATTCTGCTCGTCCTCTGTGTAGGCTGTGTCTGCCACAAAATCCCATTTCAAATGGGCGTACTCAGGCAGCCAGTCTACGACTTCAAACCAGCTTCTCTTGAGCAGTCCTCCTTCCTCTGGAGCTGGTCTCTGGTCATACTGTCCAGCGTACTGATAGGAGCCCAAGTCTATGAGCGCCTCCGCCATGATCTCACGGCTCAGTCTGACAGGGTCGAGCAGCCCCTCAGAGTAGTGAGCGCTGAGCTCTGGAGGCTGGACATTCCCTTTGTCCTCTGCAGGCAGACAGATGTGCTTGATCTTCTTTCCTTTTTTGCTCAGCATGACTCCTGTGGGGTCATCTTCATTGAGCCTCTGCATGATTAAGATAGTCACACTCACGGCCTTGTCCACTTTACGAGAGGACAGCGTGGAGCTGACAAAACGGTTTGCACTTTCTCTCTCTTTGTCACTCACAGCCTGCTCAGGGTTCAAGGGGTCATCAACAATGATCTGGTGCCCGTGCATCCCTGTCACAGAGCCTCCAGTGGACGTTGTGAAGCGTTGCCCTCCTTTTGTATTCCTGTAATCTGACTTTGCCTGCTGGTCAAGCTTGAGCTTCAAGTGTGGGAACAGCATCAAATATTTATCACTGGTCACGATGTCCTTAGTCTTGACCGAGTGGGACAGGCTGAGCCCGTGGGCATAGCTGGAGCCTATGAAGCGTTGAGCAGGGTCATCAATCCAGACCCAGGCATTGTACATCTGAGAGGCGATAGAGGACTTGGTAGAGGCTGGAGGTACATTGATAATGAGGTCATAGGGCTTGGGCTTTCTGTCTTTTACAAAAGAGTTTAAGTACTGCAGCTCATCACACAAGTATTTTATGTGCCAGTTCCAAACAGGCTCCTCTGGACTTATCACTGACCAGAACTCCTGCACGAATCGAAAAAACGACCTCCTGCACAGTTCTGCCAGAGCCTTGTTGGGACTGACTCTGAGGGGCTTATTTTGAGCTGCCTGCATCTGCCTGCTTTGCAAGCTCCTCCAGAGCCTGCTCACTGAGTTTGCTGTAGTCAACCTGAGACACATCTGCTTTGAGCTCTTGCTTGTCTGCCAAGCCTAAATCCCTTGCAATAATGTTTGCATTGAACGCTCCCACAGCAGCGCCTGTAAACTTCTGATCGTAGATGACGCTGCCTACGCGAGTAATGATGTCCGAATATTCAGTGTACTGGTTGTCTCTGTTGTACTTGTAGTCGTCAATCCTGTTGATAATACCCTTCTCAAAGAGAAAGTTGTCAAACCCTTCCCAAGTGTAAGGTCTCACGTTTTCAAGCTCTACTTTTGTCCCTGCAGAGCCTCCTCCTCTGATAAAATCCTGCTTCAAAAAAGGGTCAGAGTCAACACTGTGAAAATAATCACAGGCTAACTTCCAGAGCACCTGAGGAGAGGCAATGGCTTTTGGTCTTCCTATTTTCTTTCTTTTTTTCCAGTCCATGCTCTTTTTATTTGAAATATACACAAAAACAAAGAAACAATAGCCTACTTTCTTTGTTGCCTGTCTAAACTTTTGATTCTTAAAAACTTAAAAGCCCTGTAAACAATATAAACAAAGAAACAACCATCTTTGCCGCTGACACTCTATAGAAATATTATATATACTACTACTATATATAATATTAATAATATAATTTTTAATAGTATTATTGTTTATATTGTTTACAGGGTAACAAGCTATAATAAAAACAAGCACTTACAAAGAAACAAACTTTGTTTATCTTCGTTTACTTTGTTTCTTTAGTATGTTAGATGTTTTCTGCTCCTGAGCCTTTAAAATAGCCCTTTTGTTGCTCCTCGCCTCGCTGGAGGTCAAGTGCAGCTCCACAAGTTGAGGCTCCCTGTCGAAATCAATTTTAGGCAGTTCTGCTCTGAAGGGCGGCTGCTCAAGCTCCTCTGGAGAAACAACGTGCACCTTTTTTAGCTTCTCAATGAGCAAGTGTCTGCCTGCATGTCCTTATCCTATTACTGCAATTTTCATAATAAACCCCTGTCTGTTACAATTCTATATATTTCTCTGGTCAGCTGCACGTCATAGAGAGCGTCATGCAGTCTCTAGATCGTAAAAAATGCGCTTACTCATGGCGCGTGTTGCTCTATCAGATAAGGCATGACAACGCCTCTGACTTTCGAGTCTTTCACCCATTCAAAAGTCACAGCTTTTCTGTGTCCGTTGAAAAACAATTTAAGAGGCACTTGAGCGTCAGTGCTGACAGGTTTCAGGCAGCTGTACAGCTTAGCAACCTGCTGCACATCCATGCCCATGACCTGCACAGCCTGAGGGTCTTTGTGACCTTCTAGCAGCTGCTCATAAACAGGGAACTGCTCAGCTAAGTTGGGGTGAGAGATTTTTTTGCCTCCAGAGTAGTGAGCAGTAGTTTCTGCCTCCGTTACTGTGTAATGTGTGGCGGCCTTATCGAAGACCTCCACATTGATTAGAGCCGAGACGTCAGACTGGGAGAGCTCCACAGGCATGACGAGCAGCAGGTGTCCGTTGGTAGCTACTAAGCTCTGTTTATCTTTGTCAAAAAAGACTCCTTGCAGATCAGGTCTGAGAGAGTCTGAGGAGGTGACGTGTTTCCAGTTGCTGCTGTGCAGCGCGTGTGTAGGTTTCATGCTTCCTTTAGGTCTGAGGGTCTGAACATCCAAGCTTTAAAGCTCAAATACTCTCCGTTGTTATCTGTTCTTATTTTAATTCTTTTTTGTCCGAAATTAGTGTCGGCAGTCACAGTTTTTAAAATAGGTTAAATGATGTTTTCTGGGCAAAAGTAGCTCCAGTCTTCGTTTGATTCTGAAAAGGTCTGCAAGGTAAAATTTGCAGTAGAATGTGCCTTCTGTGAATTCAAATTTTCCTTTCCATTTGTCAGTCTTGCTGAGCTCGTTTTCCCAGACAGGCACAGGGCTGGCTTTTTTAAAAGTTCCAAGTGCAGAGCAGCACAGGAGGGCTTTCTCTTGTTTTATGGTCTTGATGTCTAGCGCTCCCAGCTCTTGCTTCCTCTCGTCCAAAAAAGCTTGATAGATCGCGTTGACAAATTTGTACAGGTTTAAGTTTTCCATGATAAAAGGGGTTTAGAATTAAAGGCTCCTACTAACTGCTGCCAGCGTTCGGAGCCTTTGAGAGATTTTAGATTTCAACGTATCCGCCGACTGCCAGCTGTGAACGCTTTAGTCATTGCACCAGATGCACAAAAATGTGCCCTAAAAAGTACAGAGCAGCAAAGATGAGCATTGTCCAGCAGAGCTTGTCTACTAGCAGCTCCCAGCGCTTCACAGTTCACCTCCTAAAGAGATTAACTTTCCTGCCAGAGCAAGTTTCAGTTTGATAAGACTGTGAGCCATTGCAGCTCCCAGCAGAGGGGCTTCTGTTTCTGTGAACTCATACTCTGAGCCCTCCAAGTGTCTGAGCTTGAAAATGTGCTCTGTTTCAAAAGACCTATTGAACCTGAGCTCAATGGCTTGGTCAATTTCTTTGACTTCTATTCCTATCTCTTTGAGAGCCTCAGCCTCAAAGAGCATGTTCTGAGCGAGCTCGAAAAATTGTTTCATTCTCTTATAGTTAGATTGTTTCTGTTAGCATACTCTCTTGCCATTTCACGAGCCCCTGCGTTTGCTGTGCTCCACCTGTAGACCCCTTTGAAGCCAGTCCGAGCTATTACTTTCTCAGAGCTGCCTCCTTTGTATTCTCGGTCTGCTACAATGTTTCTATTTTTAGAGAGTCGAATGTTTGTAAGTGCCATTTATTTGATTTTTCGGCTGGCTCGAAGCCCAGCACATTTTGAGTATTTTCCGTCAGGGTACACAAGCTCTCCGTCTTCTCGTTGTTGGATTCTGAAGCTCTCTGCAGTCGTCTATATAGTCCTGCACGTCTTGTCTCGTATTCCCGTCCAGAAACAAGAGATAGTTTGCAGGTACGTTTGCCATTTTTCGAGGGTCTTCTGAGTCGGCTCCGAACTTGCCAAAAGGCATGAGAGACTCGTCTGTCAGCTTACCCATGTTTGGCTCCTCTTACTTTGTCAAGCAGCGCCAAAGCGCCTACAATGACCCAGAGCAGCAAGCTGAAGCCTAACACTCCAGCCAGCACAAGAGGAGCCCAGATCAAGAGGGCTATAGTTCCAGCCCAAGACAAAAAGATCATAACTAGTACAGCTCTCATGACATTTCAGGTTTGAGCAGGCTCATACCATTTCTCACAGTTTTGAATGTAGTACAGATAATTATTAAAAAAGTCATGATCTCAAAGGGTTTGTTATTGTTGCTTCTCTAAGCTACTAAACTCTTAAATTAGATGCAAACTTTATTTTAAGTATTATTTAAATTTATTTCTAAGCTCTGAGCAGCTCTCTTGATCTCAATGATCTCAAAAACTGCCTCAAACCTTTCTGAGCTTGAGAGCTCAGAGTTCTCAGAGTTCTCTTTTAAGAACTCCAGACGCTCCTGCACTATTTGAGCCACATCAAACAATTCTCAAGTCTTTAGAGCCCACTTTTTTATGGTAGGGCTTGCCTTCTACTAAAATCCTGTAGTACACAAAATTGACTCTTTTGTCTGTCTGGAGTCCTCGGATAGAGCCTTCCAGAATTTCTCCGTCTGCATTCTTAGAGGTGAAAAACACAGTCTTGCCCTTGTTTGCTTTGCCTTCTTTCTGCCACTGCAGCACCTGCTCCTCTGAGGGTTTGGGTTCTCCTGTCCCTGCTCGGTTGCTCGTCACTTTGGGAGCCTTGGGAGCATCCTTACTTTTCAGAATATTTTGAATGATCTCAGTCTCAAGCTGCCTTGCCCCAGGGAGTCTCTCAGAAAGTGCATCAAGAGGCAGTTTATTAAGTTTCTGCTCTGTTATCTCTTCAGAGATTTCAAGCAAGTCCAGCAGCTCCTCGTCTATTTTATTGGCTATACGGACGTAAAAGTCCTCTGAGCTTTCCTGTGCTTTAGATCGAAAAACTTGACCGTTTTCAAGGATTAGCTCTGCTGAGTATTCGGATGTGATAAAAGTTGCTTTCATAGTTTTTTAAATTAAAGGCTCCTACTAGCTGCTGCCAGCGTTCGGAGCCTTTGAGAGATTCGTTTTTTAAGTCGCAACTACGCATAGCCAAAACGTTGTGCTTAATGTCTACACTCAGGGTTTTTACGATAGAATATTTCATTTTCCACACTCCTAAGCCTATCATTTGCAGCCGATATTTCAACTTCTAATAAGCGTTTCTCTTCTTCTAATTTAGAATCAGAATAACTCTCAAAAACACTAAGCACAACATTTTGTATAGTGCATGGCTTAGTTTCAGTTTCTTTATTAGTGTTCATCTTTATTTGTTAGAGTAACAGGTATATTGGTGATAGCCCATGTTAGGTTTAATATTCACTAAGTTTAATGCTACCTTGAATTTCATCTCCCCAAGCATCCCATCCTTGTCTAATATTTCGGGAGAACAATTCTAATTTCTTTCCTTTAGATACTTTTTCAATAAGTTCATAAAAGAAGTCTGGTTTTTTTGAGTGGCAAGGGTAGCCGTTTACATATTGTCTTTTTTCTTCAAACCAAGTTCCGTTTATTTTTTTATTTACCAATTCATTAACCTTGCCTTTGGTTGCAAAAATTAAGTATTCAGTAGACACTTTAAAAGTTCCGCCCATTCCACTACCTATTGGTTTTTTACACCATACAAGGGTTGTAGAGTATTTAAAACCCCAAGCCTTTACAACTTCTTCCGCTTTCATTAAATACTTATTTGTAACCCACAAATACAGGTGACAATTATCAGCAGTCAAGTTTTTAATAGGCAGGTTTACTATGTCTTCAAATTTCATTGTGTTATAAGGCAAGTTTGCAGACTTATCGCTTTTTGGATTAAACACTTGTACCCCCTTTTCTTTTTTGTAACCACCGCTTAGAGGTCTCCCTGCTTTTTGCTCCCAAGCTGGGTCTGCATATATTATATTGTATTTATTCATATTTATTCTTTAAAATCCGTTCATACTAAAACCTAACAATGTGTAAAACGGCATTAAAACGACCGTTTACACTAAACGTTA